AAGCAATAGAGGAAAAAAAGCAAGAGATTGAAAAGATACAAAAAGAAGAAAAGGGATCAATTCCGTTTTATATAGAAAAATATGGCAAAGTAATTTTATTATATGGTGTTGGTGCATATTTGATAGCAACTTATTTAAAAAGTAGAAAATGAAAAATAATGCATTAATTTATTTATTATTGGCTGGTGGGGCAATTTTTTTGCTATCAATGAAAAAAAAGGGCAAAGGATATTCCATTATGGTTCCTGAACCTGAAAAAATTACTGCTGAACAATTTAGGCAGCCTTCATTGCTACAAAAAGTTACTAAGGCAGTTCAAAAAGTTGCACCAGTAGTTAAAAAGGCAGTAAAATCTGCAAAACAAAAACGATCAATGAAAATTGGTCAATTTCCTGATATTTGCTAAAAAAATTATATTATGCAAGTACAACACATGAAAATAAGTATTCAGGATGAAATTTCAGCTGACAAGTTGAAATTGGCATATAATAAACAAAGATCTGATCGTGCCAGGTATGAACAGGAAAATAGTGTTTCTAAGTCAACTGGACAGGCATTTCAGAAGTATTATGTTGAAACAAAGGTTTATTATACTACTGCAAATATCGGTTCTGAATGCAACGAAATTACTTTTATCAACAATGGCACAACTGCATTGGTGATAGCTGATGTACCTTTGCAAGCTAATCAGTCTTTAAGAATATCAGGAAATAGGGGTGAAATTGATACAACACAATATCAACTTTCTTTTGCTACTCCTATAAACGTAGGAAACCAACTAATCGTAATTCGTAAATTGTATATATAATGATAGTATTGGATCTCTCAATTCTGAATCAGAAGGGAACTCCAATGTTCAATTCTGATACATTTGCCAACCGACCATCATTTGGTATTGTTGGTAGAATTTTTATTTCAACTGATACCGCTGCAATATATCGTGATACTGGTACTGCCTGGGATCTCATTGCTGATGGTGGTAGTTCTTCTACAAACATTTACAATAGTAATGGAACATTGTCGGCAAATAGGGTTGTTTCAGATGGTGGGTTTGGTTTATCGTTTACACCTACGACACATATTGGAAGTGCTGCCATTGGTGGTGGTGGATCAGGAAAATTAATTGTTGGATCATCAACTGCTGATAATGGTATTCAAATTTTTGGTGCTAATGCGCCCAGTTTAAGAATAGATAATGCACAATCTGCTGGAACGCAAAGATTTATTATTGGTTTAGCAACTTCAACAAATAACTTTATTCAAGGTGCTATTGCAAGTGATTTTTGCATTACTACTGCATCATCTGGTGCTATTTTGTTTGGAATGTGGCAAAGTATTAACGCAAGTGAGGTAATGCGGATAACTACAACTAACAATTTGCTAATTGGATCTAGTGTAGATGGTGTACAAAGGCTGCAAGTAACAGGATCAGTTAGAGCAACTAGTTATTTTCTTGTTGGAATGACTGCTGGAAGTGGTGCATTATATTGGACAAGCGATCGTGTAACTCTTGCAAATTATAATGTTGGTGGTAGTGTATTATTTGAAGTTAATGGAGGAAATACTGCATTAACTTTAAATTCAAATTTATCAGCAGTATTTAATTCTACAATAAGAAGTAATGATACTAATGGATTAGGTATTGGAAGTATATCTGGATATAGGAGAATACAATATGATTTAGCAAATACAAGGTTTGGATTGGTTAGAGATGATAACGGGTTAGCTAGTTTAGAAGCAAATGCAGCATTATTTTCTAGTACTGTAACGGCAGGTGGGGATATAAGCGTTTCAAATGCAATAAGATATAAAGTATCAGGAATTGAATATGGAGTAAGTTTTGCTAATGCAGGAGCATTTGGAATTGAAGCATATCAAGGAGTATATTTTTTTGTTGCAACAGGTAGTAGCACTTCTGCAAGTGAAAAATTAAGAGTTACTAATGGTGGGAATCTCCTGGTGGGAACTACGACTGACGCTGGATTCAAACTTGATGTTAATGGTACAGGAATAATTAGAAATTTATTAACAGCCTTAGGTAATATTAAGGCAGAGCAAACAACTAATACTATTGCAGTACTTACTTTAAATCCAAATTCAGGAGCATTAGGAACAGGTAATCAATGGAATTTAGTTGGTGCAAATTCGGCTAACAATTATGCTTTTCAAATTAGAGAAGCATCTTCTACATATTTGACAATAACTAATTCAGCATCAGGTGCAGGAGGCAGTGTAGGTATAGGTACTACATCACCATCTACATCTGCATTATTAGATGTTACAAGCACTACAAAAGGCTTCCTACCTCCTCGGATGACAACTACACAAATTAATGCAATAGGAACTCCAGCTGCTGGATTAATTGTATATGATACTACATTAAATAAGCTATGCGTAAGAACTGCCGCAGCTTGGGAAACAATAACATCAGTTTAAAATAAAATAAAATGAAACAAATACAATCAATTCAAATTTGGGTTAACGGACAAGAGCAAACAGGAAACTGGTTAGGTGCATATATCATTAATGATAATCTAAGCGATTTAGCACAATTTTATTGGTGGATAGCTTCAAGTGGATCTGAAGCTGATTCAGTTGGTGCTACACTAACAAGCGGAAATTTAACCATTGATGGGCAATCTTATATTGATTGGAATAATGGTAGTGATATTAATGAATATGCTTACGTTTGGATAGCTGATCAGCTTGGATTAACTTTAATCTAATTAATAACAATATAAATTTTGACAAATGAACGAAAAACAAGCATTGGAAATTATTAAGGCAATTTTAGATTTGGCAACAAGTAAAGGTGTATTTAGTAAAATAGATGAATCTTTTACTGCTATTCAGGCATTTAATAAGATAGCTGAAAAGTTTAAAGATGAACAAAACGATGCAGTCAACAACTGATCCAACACATATTGCCACGTTTAGTACAATTTTATTTTCCCTGTTAGGGATTCAAAACTTGTCAGAATGGGCAAATGTCATTTTTCTTGCTGCCAGTACAATATCTTGCACAATATCAATTTTTGTAGGTCTTAAACAACTTAAAAAAAAGTAATATGAAAAGAATACTTAAAAATATTAAAACATCATTGTTTGGTTCTATTGCTGGTGGTTCCCTTATTTTAGATGGCATCCAACAAAATAATTGGATAACCATTATTGCTGGTCTTGCTGCTGCCATTACAGGATTATTGGCAAAAGATAGTGATGTTCAATAAAAGATACCTATATTTAGGTATAGGTGTATTTCTGATCCTTTTAATCGGAAAAAAAGTGAGTGCATTAAATTTAATCAAGCAATTTGAGGGTTTAAAATTAACCAGTTATCCTGATACTGGTGGCATTTATACAATCGGATTCGGTAATACTAAAAATAAAGATACAGGACAGGCAATAAAAAAAGGTGATAAAATAGACTTGGCAACTGCCGAAAGGTGGTTAAAAATTGATGTTGATCAAAGAATAAAATTCATAAAACCACTTATTAAGGTTCCTATAACTGAAAATATGATGGCAGCAATGACCAGTTTAGCATATAATATAGGTTTACAAGCATTTAAAGATTCAGATTTATTGGAAAAATTGAATGCTGGTGTAGATAAAAAAATAGTTGCTAATGAATTTTTAAAGTGGAATAAGGTCGGTAAAACCCCTGTGAAGGGATTAACTAATAGGCGAATAATAGAACGTGAATTGTTCTTAAAATAGGTTTGGTTAAGTTTTAAGGTGTTTTTTACAGGGGAAAATTTCTATTTTCCCTTTTTTTATGCACATTATTTGGAAATATGGATAAATTTTATATAGATTTGTCCTAACAAATGATTTTTAACTTTTAAAACGAAAAAAATGAAAAAAACTGCTATTCAGATCATCCTGATCGTTCTCGGTGCTATTATTTTATGTTTTGCTGATAATTTATGATAAGGGTTTTTGCTTGGGTGCTATCAGTTATATATCTGATAGTTTTTGGCATACCCATTGCCATTGGTTTATTAATCTTACTGCAAATTTTATCAATCCTTAAATTTTTAAGCAATGTTAGAAAAAAAAGAA